GCGTACCGCTGGCTAAACTCTTGAAAAGTAAAGGAGCGGTGCCGAAGTATCTGCGCCGAAATTGCGCGCGTGGTCTCGATCTCAACCGTCATGTAGACGGATTCAAAGACGGACCAGTGTTTGTGTTCGAGGCAGTACTGCAACAGCTTGGGCGCCGTGGCCTCGTTAAGTTGGTTGGACGGGTTGGACACCCGCGCAATGTAAACGATCAGGGCTTCGGGCGATAAAGGTTCGCCCTGTTCGTTTTTGATGTGCGATTGCGTAAGGGAAACGAGTGAGACTTTCATTTGTTTATTGTTAATGTGCCGTTGACAAATTGATAATTTTCGTCCGAAATGCCCGCGTGCTTTTTGAAAGCGCCAAGGTCGATTGGGTAGCCCTGCTGCTGCATGTAGTCGGCCACGTACCACAGGACTTTATTGAGGTCGTCTTTTTCTTCTTCGCCCGGCTTGAGTCCGGCGCGCCAAAGGTACTTGATGGCGTTGCTAATTGGGCCGACGCGGTGGCGCGTAATCTGGATGGCCTCGATGCCCGAAGGGTCGTTCTTGTAATGGGATGGGTTGATTTTGTTGTCGGCGACGGGTAAGGGGCTTGTGCCGTTTGCAGAAACAATAAGGCAAAGAAAGCAATGTGGCTTACCACTAACGTTTGCCCACCTTTCATCAGGAATCTCCCTGTTGCACTTGGCGCATCGAAAACTGTTGAGTTCTTTTGGAGAGACAGGTGGGAGAGGCCCACAATATGGTTGGCGTGCTATTTTAGTATTCTCACTCATTTTATTTTCCTATATATTGTTCCGCCATTAGGCGTATTTTCTGTTGTTACATTGTGGCTTAACCGAATCAAAGCTATGCAGGCCATAATTTGATCGAGCGTCAAATCGGCCTGAAATGTTTTTACAATGTCCGTGAGGGACATGTCCTTTACTTTCAACAATGCCGTGAGCGCGTTGATGTAGCGCAACAACTCGTTGCCGCCGGTCTCGGACAGGCCCAGTGTCATGGCAGGCTCGTTGCGCTCTAGCATTTCTTTGGCGCGCATAATGTCAGGCAAACCTATCTTGAGGTCAGTGTTTTCTGAAAAATGATAGCCCGCCGCAAGCTTGAGCAAGTGCACATTTTTGCGCGAGAAATAGTGCGACATGCGCTCAGAGGCGGATGCCTTCGACGCCGCAAGCTCGGTGCGGTTCCACTCTTCTAGCCAATCGTAGACCTCCGAGTCGTAGTGCAACTCGCCCGAAAGTTTGGACAGGGCCAGTGCATGGGCGCGCAGTTGGGCAACGGCCTTGATTTGCTCCTCGGTCATGGTGGACCTGTGCAGGCGAAACTGGCGCTCAGTTTGGCCGAAAACAAACAAGGTGCGCGACGAAAAGCCGTCGTTGAAAATGTTCGAGTCCTTTGCCTTGACAAGAAACGACGGCGTGGTGCCCGCGCAAAAGCTCATGGACATGTTGCGGATACAGTCGTGCCCGCCGTGCTTGGGCTTGTAGTCGTAGTTGCCGCAATCGTATGCTTTGAGCAGGAACTCTGTCACCGTGTCGCGGTTGGCGCGGAACAAGGATGAGAGTTCGTCAAGCAGAAAACACATTGAGTGGTAGGGCACTTTAACTTTTGTGTCGCCAAGTAGGTATGTCTTGGCTGCACCGGATAACTCAACAAGCAGGCCCTCAAAAGTTGTTGCGTCTGGGCCACCCGCAAAAAGGTACGGAAACTCTGACTGGCCCGAAGCAAGTCTAATAGGCTGCCGCGACACGTCCCGGTGATAGCGCAGGATACCGTTCACGCAATTCAGGGTCAGGTTCTTGCCGATGCCCGGCGGGCCGACAAGAATAACATACAAGTTGCAGAACAAGGGCATATGCGACAGTGGATAATAGTGCACGCGCCGTTCTAGGGCCGAGCACCAGATGAATGGATAGACGGTGTCCAAGAAGCATTGCGGTGACGTGACGAACTGTGTATATGTGTTCCATGCTTCGAGGTTGGTCATAGCTTAAATACTTTGAGCCCATTTGGATTGTCTTTGCTTTGTTTGCCCCAGTTGAAACCATACGACACCTCAGTGCCCATGACAAACTCTTCGCCCTTGGTGGATTTCAGTGTGCGGCCGAGGTGCTGCTTGAGTGAGTGGTAGCCCATCTCGACGTGCTCGCGCGTATTGGGCACCTGCATCAAGATTGAGTCGTGCTTGTTGTTGAGCAAGTCCCACGGCAACTTTTCGTTCTTGATGCGCCGCTGAAGTTCGGTCCATGCGATGTTGGTAATTTCGCCCACAGTAGACTGGGGCACGGCGGCGTAAAGTTCGCGCTCGTTGGCCTCATGAATGCGGCGGGTAAATGTGATTGGGTGGCCGAGCAGGTTGTACAACCGGCCCGTACGCCGCACAGTGTCTCTGCATTCCGCTTGCCATTCTGGAATCTCGGGAAAGCGTTTGCGGTAGCGGTTGCCGAAGCGGGCGCCTTCTTCTATGGAGAGGTTGACACTGCCTTCAGTTTCTTCGAGAACGGAAGATACGAAAGTGGCCGGACCTACGTCGTAGTTTCCAGAGTGGCAGGTTTTCTTTCCTAATAAATAGCGCACCTCGTACACGCCCTTGAGCGTCTGGACCATTGGTTTCCACTCGGGCAAAGTGCCAACCAGTGGCGGGCGCAAGTCTTCAAAGTACGATTTGGGCTTGGCCGAAAAGAACTCTTTCTGATAGTCATCCAGAAAAATATCTATGCCGACGTACTGGTGCGGCTTGATGCCCGCGTCGAACAGGCCGCGAAAGTCACCCTTGGGCGCTTCGTAGGCTACAATCTTTGCCTCGGCACCCTCTTGGTCGGCGGACAAAAAGATCATGCCTTCGTCTGGAATGACGCAGCGCATCAAGGACTCGGACGGGTTCTGCATGTTGCCGCCGTAGCCCTCTTGGTAAGGAGGGTGGGCGAACAGGGCGGACGAGGCAAGACGAAAGAACATCGTGCCCGCAATTTTCCAAGAAGTTGTCAAACGTGGTGCAATCATAGTAGTTGCATTGTAGTGTGTCTATGGCCGCCGGTTTGTAGTGGAATAATTTCGATGAGTGCTTTTTTCTTGTGGAGGAACTCTTGCGGAAATTCGACCAGATTTTGCCGGTCAATGTCGTCTAGACATCCTGTACTGGCGCTGAAGTAGTCGTCGTCAAGGCCGTCGCGCCGGATGGCAATTTGCACATCGAACTTACGGCCGGTGTGGGGCAGTGGAATGATGTCGATAATGACGCCTTTGACGTATTTATTCATAGTCGCGCACAATTTTTACACGGGGTTTTAGGGGAATGCCGTCCTCTGACAGTGAATCGTAGGCGACGGTAACAACTTGGCCGAGACTTTGTTTTTGAAAAAACCAGAACTCGTCGCGGGTAACATTGTTCATACCGGCCACACTGAACTGCGCGCCGGAATCTAGGCGAACAATAAGGGCGCCCAGTGTGTTGCGGAACTTACCGAGGCCGCGCTCGAAGCCAATGATTGTGGCGTCGATTGTGTGCACCGGCTTGCGCTTCATTTGGTGTGGCGAATTGGTGCCGGGTACGTATGGGCAAAAATCTTCTCGAATAACAAGTCCTTCGCCGCCGGATTTGATGACTTGTTCGTAGTAGGAATCTATCGTGAGTGGCGGGCTCCCTTCCATTACTGACTCTCCAATCTGGTAAGGTGGGATACCAATAAAATTACTGTTCCGGGCTAACCAGAGTCGAGAAATCCAATGCGGGTCATCTGTGTTTGCAACGTCGTAGACAGAGAATTTTACAGAGTCTTTGTCTTTGTGTGGCACAGTACGATTAACGCCGACGGTGTGGACAACAGACGAAACAGTTCTATTTGGTATGTGCAGCTCACCGATGACCGGATAGCCAGTGGTGTTCTTGGGAATAGCGGGCAGTATTTCGGGCCGCCAGATTTTGCCCTGCCGGGTTTGGTAGGTGTTGTCGGACAGCACGATGCAGCAAATGCCATCGAGCTTTCGTTGCATCCAGTACTTTTTGCCCGGCTTGATTTTCTCTGGGGCGTACTCGGTGCACTGCATGGGTTGAAAAAAGTTATTCATCGTTGTCTTCGTATTGTGTTTCTTCTGCGCTCTGGTCTTCGCGATTAAGCAATCCAAAAGAATAGCAAAGAAAAAGATTTGCCCAAAAGATTATGCTTAGACAAAAACCAATTACTAAAACATAGTCGCCAATTTCGAATGGTGTCATAGAGTTATTCATCGTTGTCTTCTCCAAAAAATTTGTCAAGGCAGCCTGCCGCTGCCCAACCAATGCGTTCGTATTTATTCATTCACAACCTTTCCGCATGGATTCCACGTCTTGAGGTCGGTGGAGTATTCATATTTATTTTTTAGCTGCTCCCAGTTCACAGTATTGTTATCTGGATATCCTCCCAGTATTAAGCCACTAAACGAGAAGCCTACTATACGTCTAAGGATTGTATTGCACCTTATCCACGCCCCGGCAATATCTGGCGTAATGTCCTCAAACGTCCAAGAGATTAGTTTTGGCTGGGGTTTGCGGCGATAGTCGTATCTTGAAAAACAAAACACTCCGTCAAAGGGCTGCCAAATGTTTGTGCCTTTGGGCGCTTCTTCTATGTAAAATGGTTTTTCATCAATTACTGCTTGGTGCCACTCGGCGGCGAGTTTGTGTTGTTCTTGTGAGGTAGTCATTGTGTTTGTTTTGTTGTAATGTAGTGCAAAAAGTATTTCTAGTTCTTTGTCGGTGAGTAGCTTGTCTTTGCCAAAAAGTATATGGCAAATATCTTTGCAGAGGTCAAAGGAGAGTCATAGTTTGAAAGCATCTTCTCTAAGCGGATTCCACTCCGGTTTGATTGGCGGACTGGAGCATGTTGCTCGGGCCAAAGTTTGTACGCTGCAAGCCAGCTCTCCAACTGCGCGGAGAATTTCCTTGAAGTATTTGATTTCGTTACTCAGTTTGATACACTCGCGCGTTTGATCTTGCCAAGCGGCGTGTGCAGACTCTACTGTTTTTTGTAGGTCTGCGGTCTTTTGTTTCTCTTGTTCGAGCAACTTTTTGTGGTAAAGAAGCTCCTCAGCTATTTGTTTTTTGGTCATAGATATCTAGGCGTAAAAAGATTGGGCCGCATGTTGGACGCATTCTTGGCGGCCTCGCGGTATTTGATGATGAACGGAATAACAGGATTGCCGTACTGAAGCATCAATTTGTACAGTGCCTTGCGCCCGCAGGTGGGCAGGCCGGTCGTGTCCGAAAAAGTTTGCGGCTCGTAGTTAAGCGTCTCGTAGAAAAACTTACTGCACTGCTGAGTAGAGCCGGGGTTAAATTCCGGGTCGCCAATTAATTTGCGCACGATGCGCAGGTACGCTTGCTGGGCCATCTCGCTCTTGACAAGTTCGCGGGCCTGCACGCGCTGGTCGAATCGCAGGCCGAACAACGAGTTGACTTGATATGGATTGTGCGAATCGTTTGCGGTCTGGATGGAGTGCAGCTGGCCCGGAACTGTCTCAGCGTAGGCTAGCTGGGCATTGCGAATGGGCAAGAGAACGGCTACGTCTTTGGCGTTGTAGCGCCACAGCTGCTGCTCTTGGGCCATTGAGCGGGGCGTAACGTACTCGCCCTTGTGGTACGGAAAGTTGGTCCACAGGGCGACGACGTGCGACAAGGATTTTTCCGTCTGCGGAAAGCACCTGTGGTGGCCCGCCATCGTATCATAGATGCGCTCTGGAATGGGCAAGCGCATGTTGTGGCACAGGAAAGGCAAGTCAAATCCGGCGTTGTGGACGATGACTTCGCATGAGGAGAATAGGCGGAAAAGGTTTTTCCAGACAAAGCGAAACTCGCGCAGCGTTAAAGAGCGCGTGTTGTTGTAGTTGTAGATTGGGATGACGTGCACCGGGCCGTCGTACATGCGCACGCCAATACAGTCAATCGTTTCGCCGCGCGACTCAATGTCGAGAGAAACAATGCGGGGCAACTTGCACTTGGGGCCAAGGAAAATTGCGGCCTCTTTGTTGAATGGGCCGCGTGAGTCAATCCAGAACGGCGGGTAGTTTGGAACTGGGGCTCCGGTTACTTTGAGGAGTCGCCGAATGCCCTGCTCTGCCCAGAAGGTTTGGTTAACACGCCTTGTAGGTTCAACGTCTTTACTTTCGGCGGAAGGCTTGGCGTCGTCATCGTCGGGCTCGCCGTGGACCCAACGAGACAAAGAAGTTTGTGGCGGATATATGTTAATACAAGGGCGGCCTTGATAGTCCACAATGTAAGGCGCAAGCGGAGCAGGCTCTTTTGTGCAGTTGATGACTTTGGTAACGGAGGCGTCGAGGCGCGGGGCTTCGACGTTGTAGACAATAATGCGTTGAGGAAGTTCAAGGAGTGTGCAGTTGAGTTGTTGGGCCAGCCAAGTGCGAACCACTGGGCCGAGTATGTCGTTGTCTTCGGAATGCTTATTCCGCATTGGGTGAATAACAGCAATCATAGAATAGTTGTAGATAAAAAGGAGGGCAAGTTTCCCTGCCCTCGTGCTTTACCTACGGACTAGTCGTGGTCGTGGCCCTTGTTGAGGGCGGGGATGTAGGT